GGGGCAATAGATGATTGGCGCAGCCCGGAGGGCAGCATCGAGATGACCATTGCCAGCGACATGTCGCAGTGGCACCAGAAAACCATGCGGATGCAGTCATCATCCTGCTCCTGGCGGGTGTTCAAGGGCGCGGAATGCGGATACTCAGGCATCGAGACCAGGTGCGACCGCTCCTATGCCCGCTGTGCCGCCCTGGGCAACAGTGCCAACTTCGGCGGCGAGCGGTGGCTGCCGAGCATCGAGGATGCGAATATCTGGTGGGGTCAGGCTCCGGAGGTTTCCGCATGAGCCTTGCCGAGATCAGCAGAAAATTCATCGGCATGCCGTACCGGCTCGGGGTGGTGGATTGTTTCAGCTCCATCCTGCTCTACATGGAGGAACGCGGGGCAACGATCCCGGCCGAATTCATGGGTGTGAGCCGCGCTGATTACGCGGCCATGTTTCAGTCCAACCCCGAGGAGGCCAAGGCGTTGATGGTGCGGTTCATGGACTCCATGTTTCCATCCGTGGAGCCTCCCTTCGCCTTTGCCGGCGACATCCTGCTGCTGCGGCTGGTCAGATCGGACAAACCCGCTTTCCTGGGTATCGACGGCGGCAACGGCAACATCATCGCCGCCGCGGAATCTCGCGGGATCTGCGTGCTGCATCTCAAAAACTACACCATCGAGAGGGCGTGGCGATGCCGGCAGCACTCCCTTTAATCGCCGCTGTTGGCGCGGCATCATTTGAGCTTGGCGCCATTGCCACGGCCCTGGTCATCGGCGGGGCCTCGGTGGTCGGCGGCATGCTGCAAAAATCCATGGCGAAAACCCCGTCGATGACACTGGGCAACACCGTGGAGCGCGGCGGCTTCAAGATCACCACCCGCTCTTCCCAGGAGCCGCACCGGGTAATCTACGGCACATATAAAATGGCGGGCAACGAGGTGTTTGTCGAGGCCACCGGCGCGGACAACAAGGATCTCTGGCTGGTGCATAACTTTGCCGAGGGCGAGATCGAGGGCGTTGTTTCGGTTGCCGGCGTTCCCCAGGTATTTCTGGATGACCGACTGTACAACACATACGGAGGCAAGGCATCGTTCTGGTTTCATACAGGCACCGCTTCGCAGACCGTGGACGCCACCCTGCAGGCGGCGGTGCCGAAGTGGACCGACAACAAGCGCTATTGCGCATACGGGGTGTTCAAGCTCTCCTACGACCGCGACTATTTCACCAGCAAGCCGCTGATCACCCTGATGCTCAAGGGGCGCAAGCTCTACGACTTCCGCACCGGGCTTACCGCCTGGAGCGACAATCCGGTGCTCTGCGCATACGACTGGTTCACCTCCACCCGTTACGGCCTGGGCGTTAATCCCGCCCTGATCGACCTGCCGTCCTGGATAAGCGCGGCGAACTATTGCGACACCAAGGGCTGGCGCCTCAATATGGTCATCGCCGACAGGGCAAAGTCTTTCGATATTCTTGAGGATATCATCCGCCATTTCCGGGGCGAGATCATCTGGTCCGGAAATGGCAAGTATGCCATGCGCTATGCGGATCTCAACTATGAGGCCGTGGCCAAGATCATCACCGATGATCATATCGTGCAGAACAGCGACGGCAAGGCGGCGATCACCATTTCCCAGCCGTCCATGTTCGGCAAGGCCTCCGGCCTGGTGGTGAAATTCGTTGACGCCGAAAAGGGCTACACGGTGGACGACCTGCCCATCGGCGACAGCCTGGGCGTGGTGAACGAGCTTTCCCTGCTCGGCAGCACCGACAAGGCCCATGTGGGCGAGATCGCCAACTACAACCTGGAACGGATGCAGCTCGACCGGGCCATCAGCGGATCGTTCCGTGATGATTGCCTCGGCCTTGAGCCGCATGACCTGGTTGATTTTTCCTGCTCCGCGCGATCAATCGCCAACCAGTTGCTGCGGGTGCAGCAGAAAGACCGCGCGCCCGACGGCTCGGTGGCCCTGGTGTTTGCCTACGAGACCATATCCCTTTACAACCAGACCTACGATGTAGACGTCGAACCGCCCTACACCTGCACCCTGCCCGACCGTTCCGCCGCGCCGCCCGAGGTGGGCAATATCCAGGTCACGGAGGAGAACTACAATTTCCGGCTGCGCACCTTCACCCGGCTCAATGTCTCCTACGTTATCCCGTCGGACTACCCATGGTTCGACAAGGTGGAGGTCTGGATCTCGCTGGATGGCGGGATCAGCTATACCCACCAGTTCGACTCCACCAGTTCCGGGTTTACCCTCGATCCGGTGGAAGAAGGGACCACCTATTTCATCCGGCTGGTAACCGTGTCCATCCACAAGAAACGGATCGACATCAACCTGGCCCCCGTGGTGAGCCGAACCGTGCAGGGCCGCAACGATGCGCCGGTATCGCTGGGCAGCCTGGAGTGCATCGTGGGCGAGAATTCTTCCATCAGGGCGTATTCCGCCCGGGTGAACGACCCGGATGTGGATCTGTACGAGTTCCGGCTGGGGTTGTCCTGGTCCAGCGGCATATTCCTGGGCGCTCTGGATTCTCCAAACCTGCCGCTGCCCGGCGTAAAGCCCGGCACCTTCACGCTGTTTGCCAATACCAGATCGAGCAACGGCCTGTACGGCGACACCCCGCGCTCCGCCTATGTGACCCTGGCCGATCCGCCGGACCACTGGACCGTGCAGGCCGCCGTGGCGGACAACTACACCACCGGAACCTTCACCAACGCCGAGATGGTGCTCTACGCCACAGAGAACTACCTGAAATGCTCGCACACCGGCGGGGCGCTCACCGGCAGCTACAAGTCGGCGGTGATCGACCGGGGCGCCTCGGGCCGTTACCTCGCCTATATTCTGGCCGACATGGTGGTCACCGGCGAGGGCCAGCGCTGGGCCGATGTTATCCCATCCGGCACCACCTGGGCGCAGATGGTGATCAGCCGGAAATGGCGGGAGATTTTCCAGCCACTGGCCGCGCCATCGGTGAAGATGAAGCTGCGGTACGGCGACACCAACCCGCCCACCAACGTGGTGGAGCGCATGGAGATCCTCTCCGCCATCGTGCAGGGAAGATACTTCCAGGTGGAGATCGAGATCACCGACCCCACCCTCACCGTGAATGCCCTGGTGGAGAATTTCACCCTTAAACTTTGCCAGTAGGAGACATCCATGGCGCAGAACTTTACAGATGACGTTTTTGACCCGAACCACGACGGGCAGACGGATTTACTGAATATCGAGAACAACTTCGCCGCGCTCAAGTCGCAGTTCGGAGGACTGACCGCGCCGGCAAATCCGGTTGCAGGTATGGCATGGGTTGATACCACCGCGCATATTCTCAAGATCCGAAACGAGGCGAACAGTGCCTGGTTGTCGATCTTTGACCTGGCGACCGGCAAGCCGGTCGGGGTGAGCACCGATGCGGATACCGTGGACGGGTTTCATGCTTCGCAAAGTGCGGTAGCGAACTATGTGGCGGTGCGGGATGCTTCCGGGAATTTGCCGGGGAATGTGTTGGGTAATGCAGCTACGGCGACAACGGCGACAACTGCCACAACTGTGAGTGCCGCCAGTATCAGCCAGAGCAAGCTGAAAACAGCCACCGGGGCGGTGAGTGTAACCGGCAACGGCAATTTAACATTGCCGGGCGGGGAATATGGGTTTTACCCACAGGTAAGGGCGGTGGACTCCTCTATTGACTCACAAATTGCAAAGGTGGCAACCTCAACGTCTTATGTGACAAATATTTTTATAATAGTACCGTCAAACCAGGGACACGCCCAACAAAGATATATCCAGGCCTCCCCCCCCTACGACCTTGGAGATGGAGGGATCGCCCTTTTTATTTTTGCATTGGTAGACAAAAACGGCGCAGTCAAGGCCATGTACTCCGCCCCGGAAGCACCTTGGCACAACAACGGCCCCACCTCCATCCGACCGGATATCTATACCGAGGACGGTCGCAGATTCAAGCGGGTGCGAAAAAACCTTTCCACGGAAATGCTGCTGCAAAATCCTCGACTTGAAACCCATCGCATGCAGGAAATCACCCAGGAGATAAAGCAGGCGGATATGGGGCTGATCCCGCATCCATTCATGGGCAACGACCTCACCGGACTCACCGTGGTGCTGATCGACCCTGTGTCCGACCATACCTGGCGGGCTGCTGAATTGTTCGGGGATGACAACCACTTCGAGCACCACGATTTGTACTATAAAAACAAGCTCACAATCGACAACGCCCCGTTGAGCCGCAAGGGGCCTCCGGGTGTGCAGGTTTCGGGGGTGCGGTGGAAAAACAGCGGTGCCGGCAGATGAAAGCGCACCTTATCGAGGACATAATCCACGCGGTCGGCACCGGCGACACCGAAATCGGTGCCCTGCCTCCTGGAGTCGGGGTGGAGCGGTTGCGCTGGGACGGCGCCACGCTGATCGACCTGGCAGCGGTCACGCAGATCCATGTGCGCCACATCTCCGGCACTCATTTCGAGCTGCATGCCGTGGCCGTGGCAGGCAGCCGGCCGGTGGCCATGACCTGGGCGGACAGGAGAAACCTTGTCGTGGTCGATGGGCTGATCCGGCTGAAAACAGCGGAGGAGCTATATGCCGATTACGTGGCGGACTACAACGGCAAGCTCAAGGCCGGGTTGCGGCAGGGACTGTGCAAATGCATCGGCGACGGCGGCGATCAGGTGGCGGACATCAACAAGATGATCTACCTGCTCACCGAAGCAGTGTGCGGAGACCCGCTCGCCACCGCCGCCCTGCAGGAGCTGGTCGTGGAAATGCGCGGCACGTACTCGATAGACATCAGCAAGGCGAAGCTCACGGAAAACGCCGTGGCGCTGAAAGCCCTGGTGCCTGATTATTATGCGGCAAAACTCTGAGGAACGCAGCCATGAACAACTGCTCTTTCTTCCCGGATCTCACGGCAAAAATATCCGACTGCTGCGCCCAGCACGATGAAGATTACGGCCGATACGGCACGGTATCCCGCCGGGAGGCGGACAGGTTTCTGCGGGAATGCGTGACCGCTGCCGGGCATCCGGTTGCGGCATGGATGATGTGGTGCGGGGTGAGGCTGGCAGGCTGGTGGTTTTGGAAGGAAAAGCAGGCCAACGAAACGGAGGGCTGAAAAATGTACTGGCTTGAGGCGATAGGTTTCACACTCACCGGCGTGTTGATTGGTATTTTGTGCATGTGCTACATCGGAGGGGGGACAAATCGATGAACATTTACGGCCCGATCATAAACAGCAACATTATCACCATTGCGCAGGGCAGCACGTACCGCGGCACAGTGACCGCGACGGAAACAGTGGGTGGAGCCCCGCTTGACCTGACAGGCTACACCGTGCGCTCGCAGCTCCGCAAGGTGTCCGGAGAGCTGGTCGGGGAGTTTGCCTGTGTAATCTCCGCACCCGCTGCCGGGATCGTCACCCGGACCATGGATAAAGCCGTCACCGGCGGGCTGACCCCGGCCACGATCGTGACCCATGTCTGGGGCCTGGAACTCACCGCCCCTGACGGATCGGTTTTGCCAGAGATCCAGGGCGGCGCCATGGTTGTGCGAGAGGTGGTCACATGAGCGACATCACGGTTGTTATTTCTCCTGTTCAGCCGTTGACGGTGGTTCTCGGCGAGGGGTCCACCCCGGCATCCATTATCGCCCTGGCAAACGCCGAGGCCGCAGCGGCCAGCGCCCTGCAAACAACGGCAGACAAAGCGCAGACCGGGCAGGATGTGATCGCCGCAGGTCTGGCCGAGGAGGGGGCTGCAGCGGCAAGGGCGGCTGCCGAGGCCATCGCAGCCAACCTCGCCGCGGTGAATGGGCCAGCTACGGAAACCCTTACCGTGGCCCAGGTAACAGGCACCATCCTGGATAACATCGGGCAGAGCGCACCGGCGGATTTGCAACTGCCGCCAGCGGCTGCCGGGATGAACTTTCTGATGATCGCCGGGGCGGCAGGGAGCAATGCGTGGAGGCTGAGGGCCAATGCCGCAAACACGTTTTACCTCAACGGCGTGGCCGGTGCGCTCAACGGGTATGTCGGGATCTCGGCTCCGACCGTGGGAGCATACCTGTCAGTTTTCGCATTTAAAACAGGGCCCTCTACCTACGAGTGGATGGCCGTAATCGGCAACGGGAGCTGGGTGGCAAGCTGATGTTTACCAGAGCATTCAACGCAACCATAGGGCGAGCAGACGGCCGGAGGATGATCCTCCCGCTGGCCACCGACATCGAGATGGTGCGCGGAGTCGGCCCTCACACGTTCACCCGTGCCTCCAGTCAGTACATGAATGATTTTGAAGGCCGGTTGCGGAAGGCGTTGAGCGGGAAGGCTGGGTTTCCTGGGATGCGGTTGGTGGAGAATTTGCTGACTGCTCCGAATGATTTTAGTAATGCGGCTTGGGTTAAGACAGGCTCTTGCACGGTAAGCGGCACGGATACAGTAAACCTGCCTGCAGTTGGGGACTCCATCTATCAAACGCATAGTAAGACAATATCAGAAGGAGAAAAATACTCCGGCGCCGTGATGTTGTCTGGGAGCGGGACGGTCTCTATTCGGATCAGTCGTATCACGGGAGGAGTGTATCAGGGTAACGACAGGCGCGTTGCCCTCTCGGCTACTCCGAAAAGATACTCTGTACAGCATCAATTTGTAGCTGGCCCGACAGTTATAGCTATTACCATTATGAGGGTGGATGCCGGTGACACGGCCACTCAAGTAACTGCTTCAAAAGCTCAACTTGAAAACGTCACAAACCAGTCAAACCAAAACCCCTCTGAGTTTCCGCTTGATGGTCAATCGCAATGGTTCGACTACCTCAACCCCAACACTGTCGATGCTAATGGGGTTGTAACCGACTCCGGCGTGAGGACGAAGATCACTGGCGGGAAGGGTGGGCTGTTAGAGCCGCTTAGCACGAACAAGTTTACAGGTTATGGTGTGCCGAGGGCTGATGCGCTTGGGAGTGAGTTGATTGTTAATGCGGCGGATAGAGAGTTTAGCAGCGATACAGGATTTTGGTCAAAAACAGCTGGTAGTACAATTTCTGGTGGGGCCTTAAATATCATCTCTGATGGAACCCTTGAAGTAGCTCATTGTCCTCCTGCGATTACTGCCGGAAAGTTTTATACGTTGACATTTACCGCAACTGTCAACAGCGGCACTGCTGCGGTAGCCGATGCGTTAGGGTCCACTTTTTACTACACAATCATAAATGGGAGTAATAGTCTCACCTTCCTATCAAAAAACAATAATTGGCAGTTTAAGCGAGTAACAGCCTGTAACGTATCCATCGACAACGTATCCTGTAAAGAAGCAATCGACTACGTTGGCACCAAAGCATACCACGATGGAACAGCTTTTCAGAACCCCATAACCGGCATGACGCTTTCGGGTGACGTTGCCGCAGTCCTCTCCATCGTCACCGATCAGGCTGCTATCGAGGCAGCAGGGCTGGCGAAGCAGACGAATGGGTGGAAGTTGTATGACTTGGATAATCCAGGAGCAGCAACAGCGTGGGTAACAGGTTCTGGAGCGGTCGGCAATTTAAATCCACATGCACTAAGTGTAATTGGGAAAGTTGTTTCTGGTAGTGGTCTTTTAACTCTTTCTGGCCTAGTACCATTCGGATTTACGAATACATCTTTAGCTGTAATAAAGAAGGAAAATGCTACTCCGCTCACAACCGGAGGACTATGGAGTATAGGTGTTTCCGCAGGCTGTAAAATAAGATTCCTCGCCCCTCAACTCGAAGAACAGCCCTACGCCACCAGCATCATGCCGACCCTCGGAGCCGCTGCTACTCGGGCAGCAACCGTTTCAACTGTACCAAGGGCCGGGAATCTGCCTGCAACTGGTCTCCGTCGCATAGTTTTGCAATGGACTTCATGGGGATCAGTAACCGGCACAACTCAGTGCCTGTGGTCGAGCTATGTAGATGCCAGCAACTACGTGGCTCTGTGGGCGAACAACGCGATTGTTTACGGTGAGAAACGTGTTGCTGGGGTGAGCGAGTTTGTGACCTTTGTGCTGACTCCCACGCTGATGCAGACCTATGAGATTGACTTTGGCTTCTGGCCTGACAACACCATGTTCTTGAAAGTTGATGGGGTGAGTGCTGGGAGTGGGTTAGGGAGCGAGTTGATGTCATCTGCCCAACAGCAGTTTGATAGTGGCTGGATTCCTAATGATGCATCAGCAGTTATGACGGGTGGCAAAGGTGTCTATACGAATGCTCTAGCAACCAAGGGGCTTTACTTGCCTGCAATAAGCACAATTGGTCGTGTTTATAAGCTAGGTATCACGATTGATTCTATTACAGCTGGTGGAATAGCTCTACGTCCAGGGGTTGGAGAGCAAGGACCCACGTACACTATTCCCGGCACTTATAGTGCGGTTCTTTTCGCACTATCAGACTCAAATATGAGGATTTACACAGAGGGCGCTTCTACTACAGCCGTGATAGATAACGGCTCCATCCGAGAAGTCTACAACAACTCCACCACCCTTGCCCCTGTGCTCGGATCGCTTATAACACATGGCTCGATCAACGGGACGAAGCATTGCTTTGGGCAGTTAAAAAACATCAATACGGACAGATAGAGGGCGAGGCATGGAAATACTAAAAGACATCAATTTCGTGCAGGCACTCATTGCTGCCTTGTTGCTGTATGTGGGCTGGACGCTGCGCAGGGCCTTGAACAAGTTCGAGGGCAGCATCAAGGATCTGTACGAGAAATACGGGGCGGCCAATGCCAGGCTGACGCGGGTGGAGACCGTCCACGACATCAAGGGCTGCGACAACCTGGGGAAAAAACATGATTAAACTCCTCATCGACAAAAAACGCTGCGTCACCTGCGGCAACTGCGAGGCATGGCTGCCTGGCCTTATGGCCCATGTGCCCAGAGGATTCATGGCCGTGGAGTCCGCAGACACGGAAACAATCCGGCAGGCGATTGATTCCTGCCCGCTGGATGCGCTGACAATGGAGGCGACCAATGAAGCTTGATCGGGACTGGAAAAAAATCATCAAGAAGGCGTGGTCTTTCCGGCTTATGGTTCTTGCCGGTCTCTTGTCTACCGGAGAGTTTATCTTACCTGTATTCAGCGAGACAATTCCGCGCTGGCCATTCGCAATTCTTAGTTTTCTGGTAATCACCGGGGCAATGGCCGCAAGACTGGTGGCGCAAAAGGACTTCAACCAATGAAACGAATGACCATCGCATCCCTTTCCCTTTCTGCCGTCGCTCTTGTTGGGCTGGTTATGTCCGAGGGATATAGCGACAGGGCTATTATTCCTGTGCCAGGCGATGTTCCTACAATCGGGTTTGGCACCACGCAAGGCGTGAAGATGGGGGATAAGACAACCCCCCAGAAGGCCCTTGGCCGCGCCCTTAAAGACGTGCAGAAGTTCGAGGGCGCGGTGAAGAAATGCGTAACCGTCCCGCTACACCAATATGAATATGACGCATATATCCAGCTTTCATACAACATTGGCGAGAACGCTTTTTGCGGATCGACACTGGTAAAGAAGGCAAACGCAGGAGACTATTCAGGGGCCTGCCGTGAGATTTTGAGATGGGATAAGTTCAAGGGTAAGGCGCTGCCTGGACTGACAAAGCGGAGGTTGGAAGAATACAACCAGTGCATGGGGGGAGTTCAAGATGCAAGCATGGGCCATTAAGGCAGGCGCCGCAGTTCTTCTGGTTGCGCTCCTGGTCGCGGGCTATTCATTCTGGGCAAATCATCAGCAGGGGATAGGCGAGGCCAGGGCAACTGCCGCATACAATAAGGCTATTGATGACCAAAAGCTGACTGCCGCTGCAACTCTGGCCCTGGAAACAGCAAAAACAGTTGCTATTGAAAAGCGACTGCAGGATCTCAAAAACCGTCAGGAGGTAAAGGATGCCAATAACAAAAAAATCACCGCTGCCCTCACGGCTCGCCTGCACGATCTTACTGATCCTCATGGCCGGTTGCGCGACCCACACGCCGATGCAGAATGTGGGAGCCGTAGTGGTGGCACCAACGATTCAAATGCAGCCGGTCCCGGCAATAGTCCAGACCACGGAACCGAAGCCACCGGGATACTTTCAGCAGAGCTTAGTGGATTACTTCAACGCCTCACAATAGAGGCGGACGAAATCAACAATGCCTATATCTCCTGCCGGGCTGATGCCGAGGCTGTGAGGACACAATGACAACCCTCAAGATCCCGCCCAATGACCACCTCCGCGATGCAGTCGTGCATGCCCACACGGACATGACGGTGGGCATCAGGATGCTGCGCAAGTGGCGCTGGATCGCGGCATGGAGGAAACTGCAGCAGGGATATGATCGCCTGGGCAAGGCGCTGGATACAGGGAGGCCGGAAGCATGAGCGACAAATGGGGAAAACCATGCGGCGATGAGGAGGGCACGGACGATGAGTGACGATGCCGACCGTGCCTCCGAGTACGAGACAATGGAGCGAGCCCACGCGATCACCCAGGCCGCCAGAAGCATGGCCAAGCGCAGCGCGGTATCGCTCACCCACTGCCTGGAGTGCGGGGAGAAGATCCCGGACAAACGCAGGCAGGCAGAGCCCGGGTGTGAGCTGTGCGTGCAGTGCAAGGCGGGGATGGAGAAAAAAGGTGGTTTTTGGGTGTAGAAGAAATTTTCACCAACCTCTCCGCCACCTTTTTGCCGTTGCCGAAACAGCAATGATAAGGCCAATGACAAAAAAGAGCTCGATTGAGATTTTAAACCAGGAGCTGTTCCACAAAAATTCCTGCTGCACCTCTGGAAAATAAAATTGAGAAGGCTCGCCGAAGAGTTTCTTGGTGCGGCCACCACCGTTCATATTGTACGCGAGACTTTCAAGCGCCACCTGCGCCCACACCGGCCATATAACAACAGCAGAGAACCAAGAAAGCACTCCCCATGAAAACCAAAGAGAATACTGAATAGATAAAACATTTATCTGGACGTAAACAATTGCGAGCAGCGCAAAAAAAGAATAGATGACCGTTCCTGCCATGGCAAGCTTACCGGCTCCAAGCCACCTGAACACAAAGCCGGAAACAATCACCACCATTGCAACGAAAAAAAACGCCTTTAATGTGTCGTTCGCCCGAGCCAT